TCTATTTTGGTTCTTCTTTTTTAGATTTAGCACCTATTATTCTTGGGGTGCCTATTTCAATTTTGTTTTTTGGTGTCAATATTGACAACGGTTCCTTCATTTTGCTCCTTATCTTCTAGCAGGTTAGAGAGTTCCTGTAGTGTTGCCTCTAGGGCAGCTATTTGTCCTACTATATATCTATATTTTTCCATGGTGTCAATACTTCCAGATGTAATTGATATAGATAATGCTTCAGCCCTAGTTTTAATAAATTTAATTAGTTTTGTTATGACGTTTTCTAATTGCATTTTTGCCTTTCTTAAAAATTGCAGCGACTTGTGACTTACCCATAACTTTGGCACGCTGTTCTCCAACAGTTAAAATTTGTATTTTTCTTGCAAAAGGTTTATTAACCTTTTTGACTTTTGCAACAGTTGCTTTCGCATCCGCTGGAGTTGCAAACTTTATACGAACAGTATCTCTAGGATTTTCGTCTGTATAAAGTCTTCTACCAGAACCTTTAGGCTTTTTTCCCGTTCCTACTTTTGGATCTGCCATGTAGAACTCCTTTCAAAGTTTTTGCTTGTGCTGCATGTGTTTTAGATGCTTTTTGCAAACCTTTCATAACTTTTTTTATTTTAGCTTTTTGTTTTTTCATTATATTTTTCCTTCCAATAGTTTTTTCTTTCTAGAAATCTAATTCTTTTTTCTAAATTATCTATACCAAATATTTTTTTAAAAAAATTAATTAACATTTCCATCTTCTTCGTGCCTGACGGATACGAGAATTTGGATCATTACGTGTTTTAGCTGAAGATCGTTTAAGTTGTCCTAGTGATCTAGCGCAGAAAGACTTTCTACGTTTAGCAGCTTTTGATCCAGGCTTCACTTTTCCTGTCACGGCTGTTTTTAATTTAGAACCTGGGTTAAGTCTTCTGTAAGCTTTAACTCCAGCTTCTGTCATTCCAGCCCCTTTACTTGTGGGTCTAAAATTTTTTTTATTTCTTGGAGGCATAGTGCCTTTTGAAAATTTTGATCTAGATGTGTAATCTGTTCTCATTATATTTTAGGCATCCTGTAGCCAGGGTTAGAATAAAATTTTTTGTACGATTTATTAGAAACTTTAACACCACCTAAATCTCCTGAAATAAAACTTCCAGTATAATTTCTTTGTGCTTGTCTCATCATAGAGTTCATAGGCGGATTAGGTCTATCACTTGTTGGTGACATAGATCCACCCATTCTAGCTTGTTTTCTTTTTGCAAAAGTTTTTACATTTGTTGGTTTACCACCAACACCTTGTGCAACTGCTCTTTTTCTTTGTACAGCTGATCGTCTTTGCCCCTCTGTCATACGTCTTGCTTTGGCAAGGGGGACACATTTTGGATACTTACGTTTTGCATCTGCTTTCTGTTTTGATCTTCCACATTTAGAGAAAGATCCATCTTTCTTTTTACTTCCTATGTCTACCCATTTTTGAGCAAACCATTTTTTAAGTCCGTTCTTTGCCATTGCATTACGAATTTTTTCCGATAGCGTCTCTGTTCATTCCTCTAAGGCAGACACCGCCACCTTTTCTTAAACCCTGTCTTCTTAATCTTTGAGTTGCTTCCATTAATCCACCACCCATCATTTTTGGTCTGGGTTTACTTCTTGGTCCACTTTTAGGTGGCTTTGCATTTATTATTGAAAGTTTTCTTAACCTTTCTTTATTTAATTCTGCACTCCTTTCTGGAGAAACCTTTTCTCTTCGACTTCCTCTAATTGAAAGTGATTTTCTTTTTTCTGGAGTCATTTTATTAATTGGTCCACCTTCTGCAGCAGGTTTACGTCCTCTAAAATCTTTTCTTTTTACACCAGATGGATCTTTAATTTTACCTGCACAAATTTTACTAGCATATGCGTTAGCGTATGCGCTGGGATATACTCGAAATTTTCTTTTCGCTGCGGCTTTACCTCTAGGACAAAGTTTAGTCATTATTTTTTCTTAGCCATTTTCTTTTTCATAAAAGCTTTGAGACCAGGATTTAATTTTGCTATTCCACCTTTTTTCATAGCAGCTTTTCCAAGATCTTTTGCACCCTTACCATCAGCAGCAAAGAATGGAACTTTTTTTCCACCCTTCATTACCATTTTAAGTTTGCCACCTGCTTTCATCATAGGTCGCTTCATCATTCCACCACCCATTTTACCAGCTCTACCTCCAGCTTTATAGCCTTTAGGTGAAACTTGTTTATTGTACAATCTGTTTGCCATTATTTTTTTCCTCCGTTTCTAAATATTTGTGTACCCTTTATACCATATATCGACGCAACTACAAGGATCCAGAGGTTTGTGAACCATGACGGGAGCTGCGAGAACATCTCGAAGAACAATTTTACTTTGTCCATAGCAGTTGGGTCATCTGATATGACTGCATATGCGAGCACCAACACGGGCAAACTAAGAATTATTAAAACTGCCTCGTCCTTCCAGTCTGATTGTCTAGCCTCAAGAAGTTTACCTTGGTAAGCTTCTTCGCCTTTAGCCATACGTTCTGCATGCATTAGTTGTGCATCAGACATCGCCATTTTCGTCTTCTGCTTGTTAGCATAAATCTTACTTCCTGCAGAGACGGCTAATTTTATTGCCGATAACCACATAATTAGTAAGCTTTAGAGTTTCTTTTTTTCTCTGGCAACATTCTTTTCTGACCGCCAACTGGCATTTCAGGTTTTCCTGTTGCAATATAGTTAAAAGATTGGTCAGCAGTAGTTTTAGATCTTGGATCTACTTCAATACTCTGCTCTGCAACTTTAACTTCTTTGATTTTATCAAGTCTTTGCATTTTTGCTCCTTTTTTTACCTTTTTCTACTCCTTTTATAACACCTTTGTTACGGGATGCATAGAAAACTGTTTCTCCCTTCTTCTTACCATACTGTTTTTTCATAGATTTCATAATTTTTTTACCTTTTTCTGTCAATGGCATAATTAATCCTCTATTTCTACCTTAGCTTGTTGAACTCCAGTCTTAGCAAGACTTACTCCTGCCCTTAATTTAGCTAAATCTTCGTTTTGTTCTAATTTTTCATCAAAATTATCACCTTGTTGCATTAATCTTGCTCTTGCTATGTCTTGTTGAGCTACATCATTGTCTCTTTTTCGTTCATTTTCCATAGCACGTAGGTCAACTTCTCTTGCTTTTAGTTTTAATAACGGATCAGAATCAAATTGTGATGTAATTCTTTTCTCTTCTTTCATAAATTCTTCAGTAAACTCAGCTATCAGTATAGATTTTCTTGCCTCTACTTGATTTGTAAGTGCTTGAAGTTGAGCTTGTATCTGAGGATTTAGTGCTGCTTGCTGTTGCATCATTATCATTTGTTGTAATTGTTCTCTAAATTCTAATTGCACCTGTTCTTGAGCCATCAAACTAATATGTTCTAAAATATTTTTTTGTATCGCTGCCATAACTGCAGGATTATTTCTAACTAAATTAGTAGACATAAAATTTAAGTGTGCAGTTATGTGAGCTCTATGATCCTGACCTGGAAAAGCTTGAAAAGGTTTACCGGCTAATGCATTAATATGTTCCATACTTGGATCCATCGGAGCAGTTGGAGCAGGTGGTGGTAAAACTGCGTCTACGTTTTTTACACCAATTGCTTCATACATGTTTCTATATACTTGATACAAGTTATGTATTTGTGGATTTGATGTTGCAAGTTGCAATTGTGTTTGTGCTAAAGTAACTCTTTGAGACATTGAAAATATATTCGGATCTGCAACTGGTATAACATCTATTCTATCATCAAAATCAGATTGTTTAATGTTCCTTGCTCCACCGACCACGTCATATGGATATTCTGGTGGTAAATATTGTGAAACTACTTTTGCTAATAATTTAAATTCATCTTTCATGGCTGCGTAACATCTTTTATGAATAGCACTCATGACTCTTGAACCACGTTCTAGTAATGCAATTGTAGTTCCTACAGCTGCTGCTTGATTACCGTCGCCCACTTGCATATCAGCAATAGCAGCGAACCTTTGACCAGCAGATACAACCACACCTAATAAATTTAATAATGTTTGAGATGGTTCTTTGTAAGGTAATGGAAAGAATGCATCTCTTAAACTACCACCTGGTGCATCTACATCTTTAAACTCACCTGGTTGTATTGGTGATGCTTCATCTCTTACCCTAACACCTCGCTGCTTAAATCCTGCAGGTAAGTTTGACAATGTTCCTGCATCTAGGAGTTGACGGAGAGCAGACGTTGCTGTTCTGCTCAATCCGCCAATCATATGAATTAATCCAAAGCCATAAAATCCAAGTCCTGGCAGAAATTTAAAATGTACAAAATATTGAATTTTATTTTTCTTTAGATCGTTGGGTGCATAGTTTCGCCTTATAGCGAGTACTGCTCGGCTACCTTCTTCAACTGTTACGATGTAAGGTAATTTTATTCCTGTTGGTTGTCCACCTTCTCCTATTTCTTCAAAACCCTCTAGGTCTAAGTTTACATGACACTCTAACAAGGTGTACATAGTTTCTTGTTTACCAACTTTCTTAGTTCCGTCTAATTCTCTCTCTTTTTTTTCAACTGAATTTTGTTCAACATTAGCAGGTGGTGATAACTCTATATCAGAATAAAAACCATTTACTTGTTGTTTTCTTAATTCAT